TGTTGTCGGAGGTGTCGCCACGCATACACTTCTCAAATAGTAGCCATCCTGGATTTGGCGCGGCTTTGACTTCAGCAGTTTTCTTATCTTTAACAGGCTTACCCTTTTCATCAAAGTATCCTTCGTGTGTGGTTGTAATTTGCATTACTCCGTTATATTGTTTCACATTGGGTGCAATTAATTGTGCAAAGTCTCCATCTGTGCTGATAATCACATGACTATCTTTTGGATGTGTTTGTATAAATCCCGCAATAAGATCATCTGCTTCTAACTGAGGATTTTGCAATACTGTGCAGTTAGTCTTGTTAGTAACGAAGTCTTTAAACTCGTCAAATGTTTCCCAAAAGATTCGATCTTCTTCTGCCTCACGTGGACTTTGTGCCGCACGAGCTTCCGTACGCTGACGCTTGTAAGGAGCATAGTAATCCTTACGCCAGCTACGCCCCTCGAGGTGGAAAATAACATGATCGCCTTTAAAGTCTTTCCACGCCTTGCGGACGCTGCCTAGCACAGTAGCTAGACTCATACCTACTTTATCTTCAAGGCTTCCACGCACCACATGCCTTGCTCGAAAAAATGTATTAGCTGTGTCAACGTGAATGTATGTTTTGTTCATTAAGAAACCTCAGTTTTTCCGTTACCTAAATTATTTACGTTAATGTAACCTGCTGTTCGCTGATCCATATTAACACCAGATTCATTTCCTACATTTCTGCAGAGTTCGCTAAACCAAGAATCAACAATAGCTTCTTCACTATCGCCTTTGTATCCTGCTTCTCTCAATTGTAACACAAAGTATTCATTCCAGTCAAGTTCGAAGAACCCATTGCGGATATTGTCTTTGTTAACGTGTGTATCTAATACAGCTACCCAAGGTTCTTTGTTAGCAGTAGCTTGTTCTTTAAGAGAAAGTTCTATCTTTGGACTTTTGATAGATACTTCTTCCTTAATTCTAAATAATTTTTTAATAAAGTTTTTCATATCAAGTGCCCCACTCATTTTTAAATAACGGTACCTGCAATCTATCACTATATCGCAATCCATTCTTCATTGCGGCAATTGCCACTGTTTTATTATTCAAAGCGTAAACGGACTCTACTCCGCCAACTGGCATTAAGTATACATGCCCTTCAAATCCTTCAGCTCGAAATTCTTCTGTAGCCTTTAGTGCATCTTCAATGTCTTGTTCTGTTGCTACAACAAACTTCAAATATGCCGTACCGTAATTTTCATAGTCGACAACTACCTTAGGTTTAATAGCATCTTTCCAAGGCTCGCCGCTAGCTGGAAGTTTAGCACTTACACTAAATGTAATTTCTCTCTCATCACTGCCAAACGTCCAGTCTTTTAGGTATTCTTTAAACTTTTCAGTTAAACGCATTGTACCGTTAGTTTCAAAAGTAATCTCTTTCAGACTCTTCATGCAAGGTTGATTCAACAAGTCTGGATAAGCCTTTTGCCAACCTAGCAATGGCTCTCCGCCCGTAATAACAAGATGCTCATCTCTCCATTCGCCAAACGGCAATGTTTCTACAATTGCTTTGGCTAGTCCATCAACTTCAATCATTGGACTTAGATCTTTAAAAGCAGGGTGCCAACTGGCGTAACTATCACAACCAGTTGATACTAGTGGCAATGCTTTATACTCTGTAAAAGGGATAATCATTGTATGAGTAGCCGCAATATCTGTTGCTTCGTGACTTATCTCACCTCTGGGCATACCAAACCCTTGACAGGTAAAGTTACAGCCATATGTACGTAGAAAAACGGAAGGCACACCCATATAGCGTCCTTCACCTTGAATTGAATAGAATAATTCAGATACTTTAATTTTGCTCATTTATTAGTTCCTAGGAGATACTTAAATATATTATACACTTTTATTTAGGTTTGTCAACAACATAAGGTACCAAATGAGTAATTTAAAAACAAACATTAATTGGATGTTACATGACCATTGTACATCAGAATGCACATATTGTCCAATTCGATTTCGCGGAGGGGAATTACCTAGGGGAATATTGGAATACATGGAGGTTACTAAAAAAATAATTGATCATTATAATGCACTAGGCAGGAAAATTGATTGGACATTTGGCGGCGGCGAGCCTCTAGATATGTTTGATTTTCCAATGATGTTAAAGTTATGTAAAGAACAAGGCGGCACAATCGATCTAACTACTAATGGTGGAAGACTTTGGTTAGATTGGTGGGCAATTGAACCCCACATTGATACATTACACTTATCATATCACTATTGGCAAAATCCCAACCTTATACGATTTATTATACAGGCATTTCAAAAAGCAGGAAAACATATTGATATCATGGTTCCTATGCGTCCGAATTATTTTGATGATGATCTAGCAAGAGCACTTGAGGTTGAATCTGAATTTAATATTGTTGTTTCTAAATGTGTGTTATATAAAGAAGCTGAACAAGCTATTGGAATGTATCCTTACACAGAAGAACAGTTAAGAATTATGCGGGGAGAGGAATTAGTACAAGAATATAACCATGAGCAAGAAACTACGTTTGGTGAACGACACGAAGAACGTGTAAATGCAAATCCTTCATACACTGGTATGTTATGTAACCTAGGCATTGAAAAATTAACTATTTCGCATACTGGTTGGGTTCGGGGTAGTAATTGCAATAGTCCGCTCTTTGGAAATATTTGGAATGGAACTTTGGGTCTTCCTACAGGCCCCGAACGATGTGTTATGATGGCCTGTGTAGATGGATCAGACCAACAGATTACTAAATTCAGTCAGTAAAAATATTTGACCATTGTTTGAGTTTTTCTCGCTTGGCCTCTGCGGCTTTTTCAATATTGGTCCAACTTACTACATTTAATTCTTGTAAGATTTCAATCATAGCATATAAATCGCCGAGCTCTTCTTCCAAGTGATCACGGTTAGTTTTTGGCTTACCTGGCTTTAGGTTATCTAAACCAAAGCGGCTAATTTTACTAACTGCTTGGATTACCTCTGCACATTCTTCCTGCAGAATATCCATTACTTCTTTTTCTTTACTATTCATTGTTTTGCTTTTTCTGCTAGGTATGTATCGTTGTGGATCCATTTGTTATCAACAAGGAAACCCCATTCTCTACGTTGTGGTCCAGGCATGAACATTGTCCAGCAGTCTGTTCCTGCTTTAAGCTCAACACGGTGATAGCTATTAGCAGGGCAAATACGGAAGTGACCAGGACCACGCCAATGCCGTGTCTCACTGATCTTGGCACCTTGTAAATTAAAGTTAGGAGTCCATTCATAATAACCACCTTTTAAAATTAGAGTAGCGTACGGCCACGGATGATCATGCACATCATCAGGGTCTGACTTAAGGAACTTGTGAATGAACACATTAAAGGGGAAATGTTTTCTATCTTTAAGGAACACATAATAACGTTCAAGGTAAGGTTCATTATCTTGTCTATCCATTACAATGCGCTTGCGACCAACACGATCTAATAAGTTTAGAAATCGGTTCACTTTAAATTTTCCAACAGCTTATTTGCACTAAAAAATTGTTTAGTTAAATCGTATGTTTGTTTACGTAACTGCGGCAACCTCTTTTCATAGTGCGTCATAGTAACTATAATATGATGACATAGTTCTTGTCTATGTGCTAGGTAACTATTCCAGTCTTGTGTCCATTCATTAGGATATTTAAATCCTGCATAATACATTTCACTGTATGACAAGCGATCTGGAACCATAGGAATGGCCTCAACTAATGCGCCTTCGTAACAGCTAATACCCAATGTTTCCTGCAGATTTGCACTGAATACAATTTTAGCACGACCTAACAACTTGTGATATTCGTGTTTATCTAATTGTGTATCTTGACAAACAATAAATTCATATTGTGGTAAATGTATAGCCAAATCACGGAAGATCTCAACTTGTTTTTCTGGAGCAATGCGATGAGGAAACAAAATAAGATCACGCTTGGGATTGGTACAATAGTTTTCTAATGTATCAACCATATACTCCATGGGCCAGCCAGTGCGTACAATCTTTTTATACTCGCCTGATAAGATTTCGTCAAGTTCTTCTTCGTACCAAGGATTTTCTGTTTGGAATCCATCATTGAGTAATTCTCTATGGAATAATTCAATATGAAAGTCTGTGGCAAAGTAGTTGTGATCAAACGCATGGAAGAAACTCTTCTCTGCATTACGTACCCAAGGTTTATTGCCAACAAGACGTCCTAAAAAATCCTGTGGATCATATGATCCAGCATGCCATAAACCATGTGTAACTACCGGAATGCCCAGCAGTTCACTCATGTATTTGAGATTGATGATACCAGGATGCCAAGCATCAGTAAATACGAAGTGATCATTGGCGCGAATGCTTCCGTCGCAAAATAGCCGACCCATCTGCTCAACTTGACTAGCCTTGTAGATATTAGTACCGCCAAAGTTGAGAAATGCCCCAGGAGTGGTAGCACTAGGAATGTCCGTAGGACCTGATATAATGTTGACATTGTGTCCTGCCTTTCGTAGGAGTTCAGGCACATGAGTCTTCCATTGACCCGTG